GTTAGTTGCTTGGAGAACAGGAATCTTAGCAGACGCAACTCTGCCGGGGTTAGGAGCAGGAGCTTCTCGAACAGCTCGTGCATCACCTTCAGCAATCCGACTTTGCAATGCTGGTCCCACCTTTTTGCGTCGGCGCTTACTCCTACCGGGTTTTGCAGGCTCCGCCATGCCTTCCAGAGTTTTCTTGCTCTGTCCCTGTGGTTCAACCCTTTGCAGATTGGTGTCTCGAGCCCGTCTGAGATTTTGTATAACAATTTTTCTGCAGGCTTGGTGAACTTCCCGAACACTAAGTTGAACCTTGGACTCCGCGCCTGGATCATTCTTGGATCTTTTTCCAGGGGGTTCTCCACTCTTTCCGACTTGACGAAGGCTTGAATGAACCAATCTCGCCCCGCGAGTGGAGAAACTGAAAGTGTACTCAATTGCTCCCGGTACATTCTTTGCTTCCTTTGGGGATAGCTGGCTAGCACTTGCTGTAAGTTCCATGGGTGTACTCTCTGCACCTCTGCTACCATCTCCGGTATCATGGACTTCGCTGCTTCCAACAGAGTCTCGTCTGGGCTCGGTGTTCTCCCCAGGACTCTCGTTAACAGGCTCCTCAACTCGTTGTGTAGGCATTTCCTGTGTATCCCCACGTTCCTCCAAGCGTTCGAACACGCTCGGGTGAACCGCTGCCGAGAACTTTGGCAATAAAGACGCGACGAGTGCGTAGCTGGGAGGATGTATGTTCCCTCCCCCTGTGGTGGCACTTTGTAGTTGTTGGTGCACACCGCATGGTTCTCGACAACTGGTACTATCTGTGGTTGCTATGCTTTCATCATCCACGGTAGTTTGAACGTACCGGAAACCTTTCCCAGATAGTACTCGTGTAAAACCAAGAGGTTTGAACGGTCTTTCGTTACAACCTCCATGGTCTTCTTCTCCACCGGAGACAGACGGTGGGCTTCGGGAGCTATGTCTTCCAGCAGACTCAGGAAGTCCGTTGGCTTTAGGTCCCTCTTCTGTTCGCGTAGGTAGTCCCTGAGTCGCATCTTCAGCTGGCCCCCTGTGTTCTTGTCTCGGGGCATCATTGCTATTGACGATCTTAGGTGTGAGAGACACTGCTCTCGCAAAGCTGGGTCCTGGCATTTTGGTTTCCGGACCACTCTTGGGGCTAACCTCCACGCTAGGTATAGCCCCGCTGCTGTTGCTGGTACCCAGAACCAGGCTCGGGATAACAGGTCCCGACTCTGTCTGGCTGCTTCCTCCAACATCGATTTTTCGAGTTGATAGCTTCTGTACGCAGCGACCGGGTGTTTGAGGATCTCGAATAAACTTGTTGCCTCCCCGGAGGAACGACTCATCGCTCCTAAGACCAGCGACAACTGTGGAATAGGAGCAGTTTGCTCGCTTACAGTAAGTGTGGCTATGCATGACGCTGATCGAGTGGAGAAGGGTGCTAAGACATCTGAGGCAATCTTTCTGACGAATGTGATCCCAGATTGGAACCAATTTGGTGGCCCCCGCTGCATTGCGTAACTCGTTGCAGCACATCTCAAAGTGTTCAGCATAAACACCGAAGTTCCTGCAAACATCGATGAAATGAACAAGCTCCCCTCTACGGTATCCTCCTGCTTGTAAAGTGGCGGGTCCAATTCCCGATCCAGGTTGTTTAGTACGCTCGACGTAGAGGTGGTACCAAGCAGGTTCAACTCTTCGTCCGTTACTTGGCTCATCCGCAAACTTGCAGTAGGAGCATTCAGCAGGAGGTCCGCCGGAACACGCTTTCCGGACTCGCTCGTATCCTCCCTCAAGGTGTTTGAAGAGAGGGATACCAATTCTGGTTGACCGGAGTTTGGTGACTCGGTCAAACCACACCCGCTTGAACTTGGAATGGTACCAATGTTCTCTCCAGACAATTGACTCAAGGGTGGCCTGTCTGAAGTTGGGGTGGTCCGCCCATCGATGGTCCTCCGCGGGGCGTCTGAAATTAGCGGAGGGTTGGAGTTTCCCTGAAACCATTGTTCGTCGACATAGTCAGCAACCATTGCTAGTAATCCGGAAGCGTGCTCCTTGTCTTGAGTCTTACCGTTCCACTTCGCGTTGGTTGTGAGCACCCGCTGTACATAAGCGAGCTCTTTGTCGATATCCTCCAGCAGTCTAGTTTGGGCATCCCAATCTTTGGCTCCCAAATCAACCAAGCTTTTAGCCTTGGCAACTGCATCTGCGGCCACCTCTCTGTTGTAGGTTAGGTGCTTCGCTCCATCGGTTTTTCGTGAGGTGGTTGGCATAGCCCTGGGGTCCGCCTCGACGATAGTGGCGTTTAAAACGCTTCTCTCTGTATTGCCAGCGTTGCTTGACATTGCAGAAAGGGAC